CCTCTATCGTTTCTGCATTAACGGGGTCTGTCGAAACAACCGATACTACCACCTGTGAGTTGACGTTCACGATAGGCGATACGCTCGTTAGGGTATCCCCAACCTCAAGCACGCTCTCCCTGCCTGCCGTCAATGCCCGTAGTGTGATATTATCCGATGTGCCTGTCATGGTATATGCCGTGTCAAGGATAAATAAGTATCCCGCACTTGTGCTATCGTCATCGCTCTTGAATTGTGTCAATGCAGGGATAACTGCATCTGCCGTTCCTGTTGCGGTACATAAGTAAACGCCCTCTGTCGCAGGATTAGGGTATCGTTGCAGTTTAGTATATCCGAAACGCTCCAATGTGCCGCCAACCGCAACTGGGTCTGCTGTATCTACCCAAATGTTCTTTTGCAGGTTTCCCAACGCAAGGTAAAACAACTTTAACTTAGCCGCCTCTACTGCCGCCAACGCACGCAGGAACGACTTGCCCTCGTCAGGTATCACTACCCCAAACTCGGTTTCTATATCAGTTACGAACGATTCGTATAATTCCTGTATGGTAGGTAACGTTGTCATTATATAGAGAAATATGTACTTAAATAATTGTAAATAGATGCCCTTGTCAAAGCGTCGTGATTAGCTGAATATACAAGAACACAACCGAAATTAAAGTCACCAGCCCCTATCTGAAACGGTGCGGCTATGAAGTTATTCCCATTTTCGTTTGATACAGGTTTAATAAACCCTGCATCGCTATCGTTCTGATACATGCGCACTTCAAGTGTGGCTACTTCGCTGAAATCAACAAGTATCGCATAAACATAAGGAGTATCCTCTGTAGTGGGTAATAGCCCTGTGTTAAACCCTACGTCACCCATTGCAAGCGTACTTATTTCAGAGGTCATTGCGGGTCCTTGTAAGTATGATTCAAACTCGCCTTGAATAATACTGCCTGGGGTAGATGAATATGTAACAAACGGGAACGTGCCTGACGGGAATGGATTATTAGCCACTATGTACACAGTGCATTTTGGTTGCCCTGACAGACCCGACAAGTTCCCGAGCGTAGCCATAAGACTTGCAGGGGTATTTGTCATAGATATGGCGGGCTTAGTTCCGAAAATATTATCAGTCAACAACGGCTTATTGCCGCCACTATACAGGTGGTTCATGTTCCCGCTTAGGTCATTCCACTTATCAACGCTTACCCCTGTTGCTTCAACTCCATACGTGCTGAATACAGACAGAACCAAGTCGGCTGTTACAGGCGGCGCAGGGGCGGTAGTTATCGTGTCGCTCTGATACTCCGAGAACGAACCTACGCACTTAGTACGGACAAAGAAATAAACCGTACTGCCTGCTGTAAGTCCCGTAAGCGTTACGCCTATTCCTGTGGTGTCTGTCCACCCTGACGGAACTGAACCGTCTGTGTTGTACGTGTACTGATACGTTACGCCACTAATGCCTGTCCACGTGGCATTGATGCTTGTTGACGATAACTCGGTCAACGTAAGCCCCAACGGCACAGGACAAACAGGGGTTATATTAGATGTGTCGGTAAGCGTTGCCGTTTGCGGATTCCACAGTAGGTTTATCTCCTGCCCGTTGAATGTAATCAGCATCTCCAATCGGTTGTCATCGGTGATGCGTGTCTGTACCGTAAGTGTGCTGTTCGGAACTATCTCCAACAGGAATTGCAGGTCTTGCCTTGCCGCTTCTTCTATTGTTGCCCTGCCTTGACTGTTCAATGCCACACTAAGCATGGTTTGCTCCGTAGTGGCTAAGAACGCCCTGAATTTCTCTTGCAGCAACAGGTCATTACCCCAAAAATCGGGGCCGCCAAACATAGACAGATACGGCATGTTCTCCACGCCATACACAACAGCAATGTCGTTGTTATTCAGCGTCATATCGCCCCCGTTGTTCTGCTCTGTTATCCTGATGTCCATTAGTAAGTGTTGGTTATTGACGGCATAAGCGATGACGACCCTGTGCCGAGCACGTTGCCTCGGGTGTCTTTCAGCACTATTTCGACTGGGGTGGATTTGAGATTGACGTTGGTTGAACGAGTGCCACGATATTCATTAGTTTCAGTCAGCCCGAACTCCCCTTTAGTCGGTTCTGCTAACTTTTGCGCCTGTAAGAAATTAGGCAAGAACGCATTGTATCCCCCTACACGGTATATGTCAGGTATCATAGCAATAAGGTCGCCCAATGTAGCCGACTTGCCCGTTTCTCTCAACACCTGACCAAATGATTCAAGCCTTTTACGTGCGTCCTGCTGATTCAAGAACTTCTCATGCGCCTTGTTGTACATTTTAAGGGCAGTAGTCGCAGCCGTTATCGGTTCTCTTACTTCCTCAAACCCGTTCTTAGTCTGAATAATCTTTTTATTCAGCATGTCTGCCGAACCGTATGTTCTATTTAGGAACGAACCCAAAGCATACACCGATGCGCTCACAATAGCCAATATCCCGAACACTTCCCACATACTCAACTTCATTAGCACAGTCGCATGCGCAACGGCTTTCATCCCTGCCTCTGTAACGTACATTGCGGCTATCTGTTTACCCAACAAGGCGTTCGTAAGGGATACTATGTAGTTAAACGATATGAATGCGTTGTTTAAAACAACCGCTTTCATGCTCAAGTATATTATTCTCAATCTCCATGCCGCAAAGAAACCTAATATAGGCACGGCTATGTTTAATATCAATCCGAGGTTATTCGCTACTGCGCCCAACGTCCACTTTACTAATGTCAATGCAGCATTTGCCCCGCCTGATTCGGTTATGATATTAGTCCATGCAGCTTTTACCCTGTTCAATGCAGCGTATAGCGTTTGTGTCTGTTCTTTAGCCATTTTTGCGGCTACGCCTGTTTCCTTTATGCGCTCATTCATCGCATCAAATGCAGCCACATTCTGCAATAACGCAACGGCTGCAACGGCATTTTCCTTACCGAATATTTCAGCAAGCGCAGTTGGGTCTTTCAACGCCTTAGTCATCTCCTGCAACCTCTGCTTAACAGGCACAGTAGCATCGGAAATAAGTCGAGTATTAATACCCAAACGCATCATAGACTTCAACGCTTTCTCGTCTATTTTTGCGCCCTTATTCATCTCAATAAAGATGTTCCTCAACTGTACACCCGCTTCCGAACCTTTACGGGTCTTAGAAATCAACTCGGTAAGGTTAATGGCTTCCTCAAACTTAATTCCGCTTACCGCAGCCGCTTTACCAAACGATAGCATGGTCGCTTGTAAGTCTTGCAACTCCGCACTACCTGCCTGTGAACCTGCCGCGAGCATATCAACTGCCGTAGCCGCAAAATCAGCACTCTTGCCAAACTGATTCATGATACCCGTCAACGCTTCCGCAGCAGGCAACATATCCATATTCGCAGCACGACCTAACGTAACGGCTGCATTCGTCATCTGCCCCAACGCATCAGCAGAACCAAGCAATTCGGGCATAGCGTTACCTATTGCCGTAAACGCTTGCGCTATATCTACCGAACTGACTGTGGTTTGTTTTGCTACGTCCTGAATAATCCGCTTGTACCCCTCAAACTCTACACCTGTCGCCCCCGTCAACGCCTTCAGATTTGCCAACTCTTTCTCGTAGTCCATAATGGCTTTGGTGGAGTATATCGCTGTACCCGCTATCGCCATAGCCTTACCCATCGACACCATGAACTGAAACCTAGGCTTCAACGCATCGTCTGTTTCGGGCATAAACTTATCCCATGCGTGCGATGCTTTAGCAGCCGCCAATTCCGCACTCGCGGCAATATTAGCATTAGCAGCCGCAACCCTCTGCGCTACTGCCGAAACTTTGTCGACTGCCGTATATATGGTAGGTATAACAAAAGCCATTATTCCTTATTCATCGAGATTAAAAATTCATACCAAAACAAGACCCCTTCACTATCCCTATTATCGCAATATAGCCCACTTATTACAGGTGGGCTATACTTCATTTCATATCCTACAATCTTTACTATACCGTCAATATCAAGTGCCTGCCCCTTATCGTTTATCAGATAAAAAAAACCGCAATCGCCTGACCTATCTTGTAGTCCTCACTATCCATCTTCTGAATATGGCTTAATGCCTTGCCTGTCAATGCTGCGATATACGCTGCTACCTTGCTATCGAAATCGCCCAACTTAGACGGTATCTTATTCAGGTCGCCTATGGTCATCCTCGGCTTATACTCCAATTTATCCAACAGGGTATCAACAGGGAACGCCAGCTTTTGCGTGATAACGAACGTGTCAGAGTTCACGGTAATATCTCCGTATGTCATCGCTTCAATCAGCACATCTGTCTGCGCCTTAAACGATTCACGGGTCGATTCCTTTACCCTCTTGTAGTCCAACCATGCTGTGATTTCGGCTGCCGCACTTTCACGGCTCATTACTGTAGTCATATATGTGTAGTTTAAAGTATCTGCATGTAGCCACCACCTGACGCTTTGATGTCAACAGTAGCGGAGTTACCGTTACCCTTGATGTCGCCTACCATCTTGCCCATAGCCTTGTAGATAACACCGTTCACGTTCGTAAACGTAAACTGCGTTTCACTTGTTGCTGCCGACAGATTAGACAATGCCTCCAAATCCTCATTCGAGAAATCCCAAGCGCACTTCACCTCAAACGTCCAACGCACACGGTTCACCTGATAGATAGCCTCGCCTGCGCCAGTTATCATGTTCGCATCGTCACTTGTCCTGTACCCGCCCAAGTCGTAGGTGCTGTCCTCACTTGACTTCGGGTAAAACACACCCGAACCGAAGTCAGGGTTGTTGTATGTTATTTCGATAATATCACCGCCACTCTTAGGCATAGTATGTTATATTTAAGCGTTACCAAAATTAAATCCTGCCTGCGCAGTCGTTGACAATATCCTTGCAACACCTGTCCTCTTATAGCGGAAGAATGTTTCCAACCTGTCGGGGTTTGTGCTGCTTACCTGTACCGTTACGCTATCCTGCATGAACGGAACATCTGCAATCAACGCCCTGTTGCCGAGGCTTACTGCGTACTGCTGAACAATCGCTTTCCATTGCTTCGGCTTAACTGTCTGCGCTGCCGTTACAACGTCATTGTCGCCTGCAATAGCATGGTCAACTACGTTCGTCTGCTCCAACAGCAAGTAGCCATACCTTACGTTGAAATCCACATTCAGGTTACGTGGGTAACGGAACTGTGGCGGTATCTCTCCGACAGGGTGGTACGTTGTTACGAAATCCTGTACCTGATACGCCCCCGCTACGAGGTTCACCGTACTCATACCCATCTGCACTACCGCATCACGCACGTCATACGACTGCATGGCGAACGATGTTGCTGTCGGCATGTCAGGGTAGCTCTTGCCCTCTACGTCCAACTGTGGCATGTCCTGTGCAATACGGGCAAACAACGTACACATGTTCGCAGCCGCCTCCATCGCAAGACCCTCGCTGTTTGGCGCAGGGGCTGCTGCTATCGTTACATTCGCCTTATCAGCATCACAGAACAAAGTATCAGCCGTAGCTGTATCGGTATCAAGTACCGTACCTGTGATAGCCACAAACGGCTTAAATATCACGCCCTGATAACGACCTGTCGGTGTTGTTGGGTCAGGAATACCATTAAACGCTTCGAGTTCATCAATAACATCTGACTGGAATCCGTATGAGTTAATAACAATCGTGTTCCATACATCCCCGAATTGGTCAAGTGCGCCCTGAACGCTCGGTGTACCCGTACCTGCCTGCGTAGTAGCAACCACATACGTCATGCCTAAGTCGTTATCAACCGTATCAACCGATACAGTAACGCCCTGCGCTGTCAGACCCGCCCACTTCGTTTCCAACGTGGTTACTGCGCCAACAGGCGATGTCTGCGATGCCGTTACAGGGCAACCGAGGACATTATTCACCACATTGTATATCTTAACGGCTACCTGTGTAGCAGTATCGCCTTTCGCAATGTTCACGGCATAACTTCCACCGTCCAAGCTGTAACGACCACCGATTTTTATGTAGTGTGTACCACCTGCGGTAGCCGTACCTGATACGGTAACAGTCTGTATCTTAGAAGTCGCACCGACCGCTTCTGCCTGCGGATAAACCCATACAGGAATACCACCTATCGCACCGCCTCCGTTCACAGGAAACAAGATACGAGCCATAATGTGAATCGGGCTACCGTAACCATACGTTTCGCCTGCGTCCTGCGCAGATAGAATGCGATATGGTTCTGTGCTAAGTCCTGACTGATTTGCTGTATTTGCTTCCCCGAAAAGTGCTATGCGCTGTGGCAAGTTGGGTGTGCTGTTGCTGAAATCTCCCTTAGTGAGTTTATACCCTACAATACGGGAAATCCTTTCTAATCCTACTGCATCTGAAAGTGCCATGTTATTACTTTGGTGCTAAAGTATATACGTTCTGAACTTTCGCAAATAGTCTGCCATAAATCATGGCATTTATTTCCCGCCTGTGATCGCCAAGCAGAACTCCCGCCATGTCAGCTTCGGCACTTTCAACTCTTTTCGCAACTGTTCTATCATAATCTCCCTCACCGCCATGTTATACACCCTGCAATCCCACATGTGGTTCATCACAGTCGTTCCCTTCTTCTTCCATGCCGCCATCACGCCCTTACCCTCTGCACCTGCCTCAATAACCCTGTGTTCCGATTCGTAATGCTCAAAGAAATTCGTAAACCCATACATCCCGTTCGTAGGCTGCGGAAAGTTCATGAACCCATACGGCTGCTCCGACATCTGCGGTGTCCAATTCAACTGCATATATTCAGCCAAGTCGTCTTTAAACCGCCCCACCGTAAGTATGTACAAGTTCGGACGTTCCTTCGCTGGCACAAAATACTTCAAGTCCTTATCAAACAATTCAAACTGTTCCTCGCCCTTACCTTTCAATCCCATCACCTTCGGAACAGGGAATATCGGCTTACTGTCTATGTACGAATACGCATAGTTACTGAAATAACCACAGTCAAGCCCTGTCCTCGCTATCTGCATACGCCTGCCCGTATCGGTCATATACACTCGTTCAACAATACGGTCAAATTCACCCCAAACGCTATTAGCCACCCCGAACTCATAGGTCTTGCGCTCCCTATCCACCTTATGCTTCAACGTGTTTTCCCTCGGGATAAACGTACCTATACTGCCATGCTCGATACTGTACGATGCCCCCTTTTCAGACCACGCCACTATCTCATAGTCCAACCTCGCATCGTCTATCTTACCGTTCATATCCGCAGCGCACGTTATCAGCACTATCCTCCCGTTGCCATCCGACATCGACAGCTTTTCAGGTATTGTGCATGGTACGTATTCCTGCCTGCAATTCCTCTGTATGCTATTCGCACTCAACTGCTCCGACTGAGGTTCATACGGTTCACCCAAGCACAGATTCACGAACGCCTTATACGCCTTTTCTATCCTCGGCTGTCCTATCGGGTTCGCCTCTATATAGTCGTTCACGTAATGCTCCCAATCGTACATTCCTATCGGGGCATACAACGAACTAATCTGATAGCTGTAATACCCTTCCTTACTCGGTTCTGCTGTCGGCTTCCACAGTCCGTTATTCAACATCTCGTGCTTGCTCTTATCCGTGAAGAACCCGCCGCAACTCTGACAAATATACCCTACGCTCCCCTTAATCAACCTGCCATCATCGTCTGTCTTGTAGTGTATGCCGCCTGTTATATCCCCGTTCGTTATCGACCATCGCAGTTCTATCATATCCCCGCAGCACGGACACGGAACGTAATACCTACGCCTGTCCCCAAGCATATAGGCTGGTTCAATGTTACTCGTTTCCTTCAGTTCGGGGGTGCTGATATAGAATATCTTGTGCGTATCTGCGTAAGCCGCAAAACGCTGCTCTAACAACTTACGGGTGTCTCCTGATTCCTTACTCTGTCCCTTCACGCTCTCAAAGTCATCGAAAAACCCGTATTGCAAGTCCACCTGTCGTATCGCCTTGTGGTTGTTCGCACTTGCTATCGTGACGTAACCACCGGGAAATTCTTTCTTAAAGTTCGTATCGCCCGACTTGTTCATTCGGTTACGCATCACCTGTGGCTTGATATAATCCCTTATGCCACATGCGTCAATCATAAGGTCAAGTTTCTCCATCGACTTCTCAATGAGGTCGGGTGCACCTACTGTAATGAACGTATTGCCGGGGTTATTCTTGATTATCCAACCAACACCTGGGTAAATTACACCACTGGAAAATCCGACCTGCGCCCCTTTCATCACAGCCACCCACCTTGCAGGATGGTCGGGGCTAAGGCAGTCCACTATCTCACGTGTGTACGGGGTCTTGCTGTAACGAAACGGGCCGGGAAACGGTTTCTGCATTATCATATTCGCCTCCGTCCAATCCGATGGCTTGATGTTGCTTATCTGTACATTACCTTGTTCGAGTATTGCCGTTAGCTGCTGTATGTATAAATCAAAGTCGCTCACCTACTCCCCTTTTTTCTTGATAATCCCTTACAATGTTTTCTACCGCACGTACACTCATTGCAGTAGCTTTAGTCATGCCGTTGTTTATCCATCCAACCGCTTGCGTCCGTATCTCCGCTATCTCATTCGTTCCTAAATCGTACTTCTTGGCGTGATTGCGCAGCCATTCGTCAAACTCATTCTTCATTGCAGTTATGATCGACTGATTGTGCTGCAATATCACAGGCGGTATCAACTCGGACGGGATAACCTCACCTCGTTTCTTTTGGATGTCAAGCTGTAGTTTTTCGACTTCTTTCTCACGTTTGAGGGCATCGAAGTATTTGACCCTCTGTTCCGATTCCTCATAAGACGGGATAGACG